CAGGGACATGCGGTTGCCCGGGGTATTCCTCACCACGATGAGCGAATCGTCGCCCTCCGCAATGAGTACTCGGTCCGTGCGGGCGATACCGGCGACGGCGCATATATACCACATCATGAACATCGAAACGTACCAGTTGAGCGACGATGTGTAAGACGCCCCAGAGGCCAGGTTAATGAGGCGACCGGTGAGCCGGACGCCAGTGGCCGTGTACGAAACACGGGTACGGGTGTATATAGCGACGATCGTGGTGTTAACCCACAGGCAGAGTAGCCCAAGGAGGCCCACATAGCCCCGCTTGTTCTCAAGATTGACATTAGAATCACGTGCCGTGTCGTCAATGGCGACGGCATAAAGGTCGGGCCCAAGCGCGCCCATGGCGCGTTGCAAGCATTCCGCCCTAGCCGCCGCTGGCACGCCTTTAACGCTGGCGTGCAAGCGGGTAAATTCCTCAACGAGGTTATCGTACGGCCGGAGGCTTAGCACCTCGTGTTTAGGCACGTCGATGATGGCGCGCGGCATCTTCCCCGGCGCCATAACTTCTTTCTTGACAAAGAAGTTGGCCTTCTGGACTGCCGCACTATAGTAATCAAACATTGATGCGGTCAGTATCTGCAGATAGGCTGCTAAGTAGGAGATATATTTGCTTCGATTGGCGCGCTGCGCCTCAACGAAGTAGGCCTCCTCCTGGCCTACCGCCTTGCACGGTCGGACGCCCAAGGCGTCGGCGCCGTCAGTGACAAGGGCAGCGTTGAACGAGGCGATGACCCGGGAAAGATCCGCAGAATGCTCTGCGGGCTGACATAAATTGCGGGACAACGCCTGTTCGACGCTATTGGGATGTTTCGGCTCCCATATAACCGGGTCGGCATTTAACTGTGGCCCAATGTGGTAACCGGCCACACGGGGTAATTGCTGGTAGGCCTCTTCGGCCCGCCAGATGACGACGCCCTCGCGGGCGTACACCGTGCCTTCAGGTATACTCGATTTAATGGCACGGATGTAGGCCCGCGGGGCCCGTCATATCGTCACCGCGCGTGCGCATACGAACGCAAACACGACGAACAGGCCGGCGAGGCCGAAGCCCGCCGGCCAACGCCAGGCAGCCGCGGACGCGGCCGACAGCGCCGGCGCAAGCGTGCTAGTCCAGTTGACGCACAGCAACACGTTGCTGACGACGAAGAGGACGAGGCACGCCATGAGGCGGAGGCGCAGTGGCAGCGATACGAACCGGAGCCAGGCGTAAGTCAGAAGCGGCAGCCGGCTGGTGAGGCTGGCGTCCTTCTGCAGTTTGGCCGACATTGCCACCGTGACAGAGTCCAACGGTGTATGGCGGCTGCGCGCGACGCGTGCGCGCGTCGCGAGGTCCTTGACCAGGCCCTCGACGACTTCATGCGCGTTCTCCAGAGTAACCAACTCTGCGTTGACGAGAGTGCGCAGTAACGTCCCCCGCTGTTGCTCGGGGGTATAGGCCGCGACCTTCAAGGCTTCACGGTCTATCGCCGACATCGCCGGAGCGACGCAGATGTGGGCGACCGGCTCGATGCGGACGAGCGTATAGACAGCTCGATCCGGTTCCATCGGGTCGGTGAGTTCGTAGACGTCGGTGATGTTGACGCCAGCTCCGAAGGTCTCCAGCCACCGCCCATGGACATACTCGTCGGACAACATCGAGTAGGGCGCGGCAGCCAGGTAACCATCAACACACGCCGCGAGCGTGTGTTGGTAGGCGACGACGGTGGACATAGCCAACGGCGCATCACTGGCCCCGGCGGGGACAGCGTAGCCGTAGACCGCGTCAGTCAGTCTGGTGCAGTACATCTCACTGCCGCCCAGGTAGCCCACTTGGTCGCTAGGGTGCAGCCACTGCAGTGATAGCAGCGACACCTGGTGCTCCCGAAGATAGGCCTCGACTTCGTCGCCCTTCAGCGCGTAGACGTCCACCACCAAGACCGACGACCCAGGCCGCGGCTTGCACTTCACACAGGTTACTGGGAAGTTGCAGAGGCAACGGTTGGGCGAGGGGTAGGCGGCGTCCGTCAGGCGCGCTGCATCCGCAGGAACGATCTGCGGGTATGTGCCGTGTGCGGCGGTCGCAAGCCTCTTGCCGGCAAAGAGCTCGACGCTGACGTCGAATAGCCGGAGACCCACGCCGATCGTCAGACGGCGTTCGGCCACCTCGCGGAGGCCGTGGCAGACGGGATGCATGCTGTTATCCCGAACGCCTCGCTTAGCTTGCCGGTAGCCGGCGAAACCTAGCTCCCTTGCGTAAGCGTCAAGGTGCATCAGTTCGCGGACTTCCATAGCGTACTTTGCGATAAACTCATCAGAGCCGCGGATGTAGTTCGCGTGCAAGCCCATTCCAATTCCGGGGGGGCAAACCACTTCG